GTTGGATCTATATATGTGAAAGTAGAAATCGCAAGATTCATCTCTTATTACATCGATAAACTCAATAAATTTAAAGTCTACAAATATCTTAGACTCTTCTAATAATTCTCTTCCGGCGCATTCAATTGGAGTTTCGCCTTCGTTTATTGATCCACCAAAAACAGACCAGTAACCTCCGTAAGGATACGACATTCCGGTAACGTGGCACTTCTCTGATCTCTTCGCTAATAGTACTGAATTTTCAAATAGTACCGCAACCCCAGAAGCTCTTCTATTGGCAGCTTTCACATTCTCCGCCATTCTTCATTGCTTCAATACTGCAGGAAGTTTGAGAGCTAGAAGAATTTGACTCTTCTGAGGTTGACTTCTCTACCTTACTAGCAGCCCTATTCCTTAAATAGTACGTTGTCTTTAGTCCTGATTTCCAGCACTCCATGTAAATGTCATTTAAATACTTCAAGGATGTTGAATTGTTATATAAATTAAAGCTAATGGCTTGGTCGAGCCATTTTTGCCTAGCTGCATTGCATTCTATTAACTTGAACATATCCCTGTCAAAGGCGGTTTTGTATTTTTCCTTTATCCAATGCGGTATATCGCCACTAAGTAAAGAAAGATCTCCGTCAACATCCTTGACTAGCTTTGCTACCTCAGGACTCCATAAGCCTTCGTTTTTCATGTCATCAATAAAATGCTGGTTGGTGATAAAGAAGTTGCCGCTTTTATTTTCATAAACAAAGAGTACGGAAAAGTTGGGCTCAATACTTTGCTCTACTCCGTTGATATAACCTATGGTTGCAGTTGGCGCAATAGCCATAACATTAGAGTTTCTCATACCGAATTCAGAAACATGTTTCCTTGAGATTTCCCACTCGTCTTTCTTGGTTTCACCATTACCAAATGGAGCTTGACCCTTGTAGGACATTAGGTTATTGTAGGAATCAATTGGAAAAATGTTTTGACTCCATAATGAGCCTTCATAAGTTTCATAGGATCCTCTTTCCTTAGCTAGTATGGAGCTAGCATATATAGACTGACAAGAATAAAACTCAAACAATTCATCGTTGAATTTAATAGATTCATCGCTATCAATATTAATATTTAATTTATGAAGCACGTCGTGTATCGCCATCATACCTAACCCTATGGGGCGATTTTTTAGATTTGAGTTAGCGGCTTCTTTTGTTGGGTAAAAATTGATATCAATGACATTGTCAAGCATTCTTACAGCCGTGTGTATTGTTGATTTTAGTTTATCGTAATTAATGAAATAACCAGACTTTCCGTGGGCGGACTTCTCCACATGGTTCAGTAGGTTTATTGATCCTAGGTTGCACACAGCAGTCTCGCCAATTTCAGTCTTCTCGCCGGATTTATATTTAGAGGCTTTAGTGTGGAGTGTTATTTCTGTACATAGATTACTACTGTGGACAACTCCTTCGTGCTGGTTAGTGTATCTTATATTGCACGGATCTTTGAATGTACACCAAGGATGTGACGTCTCAAATAATACCTTGAGCATTTTTTTCCACAACTCTTTTGCTGGGGTTTTTCTAAAGTTTTTAACATTTCCGTCTTCTGCTGATTGGCACATTGCTTGATATCTATTGTCAAAATCTTTACCAAAGGAATCGTGTAGGCTTACATCGCTATCAGTGAGCTTTTCGTTCGGGTCGAAGAAGTACCAATCTTCATTAGCTTCAACTTTTCTCATGAAGATATCTGGAATCCATGAGGCGGTATTCATATCGTGACATCTGAGTCTATCATCACCAGTATTTCTTCTTAAGTTTAAGAAATCCTCAAAGTCTAAATGCCAAGGCTCTAGGTATGCACAACCTGCTCCTGGACGCTTTCCACCTTGGTTTACAGCAACCAGCAAGTCGTTGTAAATTTTCAACCATGGAATTAAACCTCCAGAAGTTCCATTTGTTCCCTTGATGTGGGAGCCTGAAGACCTAAATGGGGTTACATCAAAACCTAGACCACCCGCAAACTTAGATTTCCTAGCTTCCTGCCAAGCTCCATCAAATATGCCATCAATACTATCATCAAAAGTATTGAGATAGCAAGAGCTGAGTTGTGAGTGGGTTGTGCCGCTGTTGAATAGTGTGGGGGTAGAAGCTGTGTATAAAAATTTACTAAACAGATTGTAAAACTCTATTGCTTTTTCGTTTTTATCTTCTTCGTTGATGGCTAGACCCATTGCAACTCTCATCCAAAAAGCTTGAGGAGTTTCCATTATTTTCTTTTCACTTCTTATGAAGTAACGATCAAATAGTATCTGGATTCCTAGGTATTTAAAATTCTTGTCTCTGCCTATCTTTAGCGCCTCTGAGAGTTTGTTGAAATCAAATCCAAGTAATCTTTCGTCTAGCATTTCCTGCTTTACTAATTTTTTAATGTTCTGTATGAAGCTTTTTCTATACTGTGACTCGAAAGCTTCTGAGTCAACCCCTTCTTTAAATACTTCTTTGTATAGGCAGTTCAGGAGTAACCCTGCGGCAGCGTAAGAATAGTTTGGCTCTTTTTCTATTTTTTCTCTAGCAGATAAAACCAAAGCTTTGTCTATTTCGATGGTGGTTATTTTATCAAATAATTGAAGCTGTGCATCTAGCACTATCTCGCTTGGAGAAACGTTGTCTATGTCAATGCATGCTCTTAATGCGCTAGCATTTATCTTATCAACTTCGAAGCTTTCTAGGCGACCATTTCTTTTCTTAACTTTTATATCCATGAGAATATTTTACACTGTATTGGGGTTGGATTTATTAAATCTTGTGTTTTTTACTAAAAAATTAGTTTAACACAAAAATTCGTGTATATCAAGAAAAAAAGTTGCAGACTTATTAACAATCGCTGTTGTCTACTGCTGAGCTAGATTTTGCCCAGTCCAGATCACTTCTTACATCTAAATTCCTAGACCAGACCGACTTTAATACTTTTGGGTCAATTTCATTTTTTTCGAAAGTGGATATTAATGCATTTAAATCCTTGGGGAAACATGCGCCGCCGAAACCTTTGTCCCCATCATGCCCTGGTACTTGGTAATGCGAATAACCTATTCGCCTATCTCCCGTTACACCTTTAATGATTGAGTTCCAATCAAGCCCAAGTTTTTCTATAAGTAGATATATTTCATTAAAAAAACTAACTTTAGTTGCGAAAAAACAATTAGCTATATACTTTACGGACTCTGATTCTACGCTTTTCATTATCAGGCACGGAATATTTGGGAAAGTTTTTTGGAATAAATTTAAAGCTTGTATGCCGTTAGATTCTTTATTTGTATAACCTATAATGTGTCTATCTGCGTTTAAGAAGTCTTCTTTTGCGAATTTAGCAGTCAGGAACTCGGGGGAATGAATAATATTCAAGGCGCCGTACTCTGATTGCAGTCTTAATGTTGTGCCAATAGGGACAGTGGATTTAATTATCAAGATAGCGTTTGAGCCGATTTTTTCTATATCCCTAAAGCATGATTCTATAATTGATAAATTGCAATCATCCCCCATTATGTCTTTCATTGGGGTGGGCACACAGATAAAAACGAAGTCCTGTGAGATTACGTCTTTCAACGTGTGTGTTGATAGATTTGGGTTCTTGTCAAAAACTTTTACATTGTATTGATTGAAGCCGCTTGCGACGGCTGAACCTACAAACCCGTTACCTATTACCCCTATTTTCATTGTGGGCGATTTTTCTCAACCCACTCCTCTAGTTTCCTGGAGGGGTTCCAATTTAGCATTTTTTTTGCTTTCGTGTTGTCTGCTAATGTTTCACGAGATTCGCCTGGTCTATTATCTATGTGTATATGTTTACCATCAGTAAGCTTAACTAAATCTAGTACAGAGTGGTTCGTTCCTGTGCCGAGATTGAAAAGCTCGCCAACTATATCCTTGTTGTTTGACTCTCCAGCAAGAAACATTGCTTCAACTATATCTTTCACGTGCGTATAATCTCTTGTTTGTAAACCATCACCAACTACAGTCATTGGTTCGCCTGCTAATTTTTGTCTAAAAAATAAACCAATGACCGGGGCGTAGTCACCAGCTAAAGGTTGACGGTTACCGTATACATTAAAAAATCTAAATAATACGGTTTCTAGTCCGAATAGACTAGTATACATCTTGCAGAGCTCTTCGCAGTTGGCCTTGCTCACGGAATAAGGATTGAGGCAGTCATTTGGCATATCTTCTTTTAGTGGAATTGGGTTTGACAAGCCGTAACAAGAGGAGGTTCCTGCGAACATGACCCGCTTACAGTCGTTAAGCCTCGCAGCTTGAAGTACATTAACGGTTCCGACAGAGTTATTTTTTACCGCATCAGATGGGTCCTGTACGCAAATTTGTATTCTTGATCTAGCAGCTAAATGGAAAACCAAGCCAACCCCTTTAAATAAGGGATTCAAGGAATCGAAATCACAAATATCAACCTTATGGTTTTCGCAGTCATCTCTCCAAGTGAAATTTGAATTTGCGGTTGAGGACTCGTCATCTATCACAATAACTTCGTGTCCGGCTTTAAGTAATCTTTCTACAAGGTGACTGCCTATAAATCCAGCCCCGCCTGTCACTAAACATTTTTTATTTGACATGCTTATATATACACTTATTTTAGCAATCAATATTTACGTTTTTAATGTACCAGTCGTATGTTTTTTCTACACCTTGTTTTAGATCGTTGTCTTGGCGGAATCCTAGCTTGTGAATTCTTGTGTTATCCATTTTTTTTCTAAACGTTCCGTCTGGCTTAGAGGAGTCGAAGACTATATCTCCGTGGTACTCTATGATATTTTTAATAATATTTACTAATTTCACTATTGAGACTTCGTCGTTGGAGCCGCAGTTCAGGTGGGATATCCCGGATTCATATACACTAGATGCATCAATGCTTTCTAGGCATAGCGCTGCAGCCTTAGCTAAATCAGATACATATAGAAACTCTCTTAAAGGCTTGCCGCTTCCCCAGACATTTATACTTAAGCTTCCTTTTAATTTAGCGCAGTGAATTTTATTTATTAATGCTGGTAATACGTGAGAGCTCTTGAGGTCAAAATTATCTTTTGGTCCATATAAATTGCAGGGCATAATTGAGAAAAAATTATCACCATGTTGTTTGTAAAAACTTTCACACATCTTTAGGGCTGCAATTTTAGCTACAGCATAAGGTTCATTTGTGTATTCTAGTGGGCCGGTCAATAGGTACTCTTCTTTGATCGGTATTCTTGATTCCCTTGGGTAGATGCATGATGAGCCAAGATTTATTAGTTTTTTAACATTAAAATCATGAGAGGATTTTATGATATTTGAGGCTATCTGTAGGTTTTCGTATATAAAATCTCCTCTGTATGTATTGTTTGCTAATATACCCCCAACTTTTGCGGCACAAATTACGACGTAATCTATATTGCTGCTTTTAAAGAACGTGTTTACGGATTCTTGGTTTAATAAATCAAGCTCACTCCTAGTTCTTGTTATTATATCTGTGTAACCTTTTGACTTTAATTCATTAAAGATGGCCGAGCCAACCATTCCTCTATGCCCGGCAATAAAAACTTTACCCTGCTTCACTGGGATAAAAGTCGGTAATCGTTTTCGTACATTTTTTTAACTAAACCGGGGAAGTCTGTCTTACGGATCCAACCCATTTCCTTTTCTGCTAAACTGCAGTCGCCACAAAGCTTGTGGACCTCAGCTGGTCGGTAAAATTTAGAGCTAACTTTAAAAAATAATTTACCTTTTTTTGTGTAGAACTTTTCGTTATCTTCTTCGCCCTCGGAGTAGAATTCAATCCCAGCGCATTTTAATGTTTCCTCTAAAAATTCCCTAACGCTGTGCATTTCTCCGCTACCCAGAACATAATTTTTTGGTTTGTCTTGGTTTAGCATAATCCATACTCCAGACATGAAATCTTCCGCATCACTCCAGTCTCTTTTTGCGTCTAAGTTTCCAAGCTTTAATATTGGAATGTCTTTTCCGTTTTCTAGCGCAAGTTTAATCTTGGCTACACTATTACTTATTTTTCTAGTAACAAAGTCTAAACCCCTTCGAGTTCCTTCGTGGTTAAATAACCAGCCCTGAATGGCATACAACTTGTACGATTCTCTGTATACTCTGACAATGTGTCGTGCGGCACATTTTGCGGCACCATATGGAGATTGCGGTCTAAGTGGGTGGTTTTCGTCTTGAGGTACGCAAACAACGTCGCCGAATTCTTCAGAAGATCCTGCATTGTAAAACCTGCAGTTTGGCGCAAACCTACGAATTGATTCTAATAAGTGAAGTACTGCGTCAGCATCGGTATCCCAGGTCTGAATTGGGTAGTCCCAGCTTCCAGCGACAAAAGATTGAGCTGCGAAGTTTATAAAATAGTCAGGCTGGATATCAATAATTACATCCCTCATGCTGTGGGCATCATTAAGGTCCATATTGATTAATTTGAATCGAGGCTCGTCTTCGAGGTGAATAATGTTCTCGTGGTTTTTTACACTAAGCCGTCTTACTGCACCGTATATTTTAAAACCAGACTCGCCCAGCTCTTCGGTTAATAAATTTATAAGATAGTCCGCCATGTGGCTTCCGTCTTGACCTGTTACTCCTGTTATAATTATTTTTTTCATTCAGTATATGATAAATTTGTATAGCTATTAATCAATGATGATTTTTATTCATTTCTTTTTTAAGACCGCTAACATTTGCCCTTTATCTATTGTCTTTATTATTTCGTATTTTTTAAGTATTGTTTTGTACCAGCGTCTCGAGCGGACATCCACGGTTTATTTTGAATATTCATTAATTATAGACAGTGTTTCTTTTTCTTTAAAATTACCTCTCCATTACGATTTTGGCTCGAATACAAAGTATCCCAAACGCCAGAGTTCTCTGCTTCGGAAATTATAGACCGTGTTTTAGAGGTGTTAGTGTCGTCTAGGACTAATACTTTTACGGTATTTTTAAATAAATCCCATTCTAGTTGAGTGGAAAAGTGCCCACCGTCTAGGCATAAAACATCAATGTTTTTAGTTATAGATATAGTTGGAGAAAGTTTGATGTCGGCATTGTAGTCATATGTATCTTTAGTGAATCCCGCGTCCGTTACAAAAGATTCGTCTAAATCTTTATATGGAATAAGGGAGCCATACTTTAAGTCAAATTTATTGGGATTTAATTCATGAACCTCTATAAATTTCTCCCAATACCGTTTTGTTATGTTGTAGAATTGTAAATTAGACTCTAAGGATATGAGTTTGGATTCGTCTTCACGTAAAAAAATGGAATCAAGGAAGCATTTTGTAGTTCCTAGGCCGCACCAGGTGCCTATTTCTAGATATGTTTTATATTCAGGATTTCTAGCGATATCCATTATCTGCTGACCTAGCTCCGTGTTTGATTTAACCTGTCCGCAAGCGAAGTTGGGCCTTCCGGGTATTTGGCTGGGGATTACCGAAAACGGTAAAATGGATGGGTCACCGTCAAGGTGGCTCATTGAAGTTTCTAAGCTATTCATTAATTATAGATAGTGTTTTATGAAAAGATCCTTCTATCGAGCAATTTCTTTCAAACCAATCTATGCAATTATTAGACATGTGACCCCATTGTTCCTTTGTTATAGATTTAATTTTCTCAAGAGATATTTGCAAGTTCTTACCGCAAACATAATGAACGTTTTCAATTAAAGGTTCTGGGTAATCAGTACACACCCCTTCGGTAAAAATAGGAACCGTCCCCATTCCAATTAATTCTATATCTCTAAGGCATTTTGGCCCAACCCCTCTTAAGCATAATCCATATTTCATGCGAGAAAGAGATCTAAGGTAATCTATATGATCTACTTTTCTGGTTTCATAATGGAATAAATCGCAATGTTTTGACCACACAAAAGAAAGATTATGTCTTTCGTGATTAGTGGGAGTACCAATAAAGCCTACATTAATCATTCTAGATTCATAAGTTGAGCGCAATTTATTCTTTAATGCTTCATAAGTTTTTGATCTCCAAGGCCAAAAAATCCACTTTTTATTTCTGGGCCCATTTTTGAATGTATTTGAGAAAAGGCACATATTATAATCATGCTTTAATCTGTCTAGTAGTGGAAAATCATAAAGTAAAATATCTCCCATTTCATTTATCCAACATTTTGCTTGCGGGGAATCTGGATCGCAATGATACGACGAACCTCTATTTTCTGGACCTTTAACTATTTCGCAAAAACCTCGCTCTGACCAAGCGTCAAGAAGCTCTCTAAATGACGAGCCATCATGCCCTCCAATTTGCGGTTTAATAATTTTCATATATTTATAATAAACCAGTTTGTGGGAAGTTTTTTTGTCCGAGATTGCACAATGCTTTGTATGTCATAAAAATATTTTTTAGAATTTAAGTTTAATTGTTTTATTAATTGAAAGATTGCACTGTCTATGGTGTGTATTTCTTCAGCTTTTTCAAGTACACCAATCCAGTCAAAAATACTATCTGTAATTGGTGATAGGAAGATTTTATGCAAAAAGCTTATGGAATTTATTTCAATTTTCCCGCCGCTATATGAGTTGTTGTGAAATGAAAACTTACCGGTAAGCTCTAGCTTTTGTTCTAATAAATTTTCTCTCTCATAATCTCTTTCTATAAAGAAATGTGAAAATCGATACGAATAATCTATATTCATTTGCTCGTAAAAAGATTCCTCCCAATTAGGTAGCTTGCAATTCTCAAAACCAATTCTGATGAACTTGTTATTTTTATACATTTTTTCGCAATCGGAATCCGAGTTTACGGGACAAAGTTCTACATCAATATCTCTATATAGTTGCTTTACGCTGGATAAATTATGATGTAGAACTGCGAGTTTTATTTTTTTATATTTTTTATGAAGTTTTCTAACTATTGCATTGCAAACAATATGATCCCCGAGACCGAGATGGTGATGGATGAGAACGCTTTTTGTGTTTAATTCCATTTTTCTATTGGGCCAGGTTTGTTGTCATGTGTTATGCGTTCACCTATAAATGACCCGTGTTTGAAAGGTTTATGATTTGGGAATTTTTTTTCATTATGCCTAGCCCTGCCATCATGCTCGAGGAAGTTTTTGCTATGCTTTTGATATAAAGAATGCAGTGATATTTGGTCGTTGTGGTATTCATCGCCTTTTCGGAAGTCAATCAAGCGTTCGTATAGCTCATTTAAGCCTGCGTTACCCGACCTCTTGCACCCCCACATTCCAGCCATGACCGCCCAATCATTATGAAGTCGATGATCTCTAATACAGTGAAATTGCATATCACTTTCTTCCCACTCAATTACAGCCTGGTATTCTTTATCAGAAACCCTTGAGTCGCAATCGCGGCTCACAAAAATAGATACACCGTCATGTGTCATTGGTTTAAATCGAGCAAAAGTCATAGAGTAATCTGGATTGTCTTCTGTTGGTATTATCTTCCCTCCCTCTGTTTGAATTTTTTCTTGAATTTTATCGCTCACAAGTGGATGAGTATAGAACCAGCTTTCCCATCCGATGTATAATTCACTACCAATGCTTTTTGCATTCTCAATAGCCCCATATGTATAATGATCGTTATTACCCCAAAGGGAAAATGATACTACTTTTTTCATTTTTTGTATTTTAATTGTATTTCTTTATCGTGGGTTTCGGATTCTTTTAGTTTTGATTGAGAAACTGAATCAGGGCGGTATAAGAAATCACCCAAAACATGCTTGATTCTTTTGAATTTCATGCCCATTGAAAACATTCGCAGCCACATATCGTAGTCGGCTGAAGAAAAATATTTTTCATTAAATTCACCAGATTTTAGTAGGGATTTTCTTTTAACTAATGGAAAGGGTCCGCATGGATTTATTGTAAACATTAGTTTATACTCTGAGTCCAGTAGTAATGAATTTGTTAAATTATTCCAGTAATCTCCGGTTGGTAAGTTTGGGCCGCTTATTGAATCTACAAAATTATGTATTCCGTAAAATAAGTCTACATCTGGGTTTGCTTCTATTTCGTTTTGATAAATTGATAAAGCATTGAAGTTTAACCTATCGTCTGTATTGAAGTTCATTACGTACTCCGTATTGGATTTACTGACTGCATAATTCCATGCCCCGTAAACACTTAAGTATCCAGGTTGATATATGGAAACGTTGATGTGATTATTAAATTCAAAACTATTAATCCTATCGAACGATCCATCGCTAGAGAGTGCGTCAACAAAAATCAAATCAAACGGATTGCATATTTGAGAGTTAATATTGTCAAGGTATCCATCGATCCATTCTAGTGAATTGTAGGTAGAACAATAAACTGTGATTTTACTTGTGGATAAAATAGACATCACTCCTATCGTTTTGATAACCCTTAAATTCACTGCAAACAGGATCTCCCATTATAAAGTTACATGGTTGCAATTTAGACCTTAGTAGGTACTGTAATACCCACATGTCTGAATTAAATTCAGGTTTCCCCATAGATTCCCTAACTTCCACAAAGTTCTCATAAAAATTTAACATCTTATCGAAAGATCCCCCCACTACCCCCATATTTATTAGCTCCCACGAGGTGTAATTAATCATGAAGTTAAAACTGTCGCCCCAACCGAAGTGTTCATGTATCTTCATGTAGGGAAACTCGTTTAGCATTATTGAATCCTTGCAAGCAAAGTAATCAATAGACTTATTTTCTTTAATTAAATTAATCGGGTCTTTAATTATAACCACATCTGAGGCATCAGTATGGAAAACCACATCAGGCTTTCTGGAAATATTCGACAAGAAATCCCTGAAACAAAAAAACCTATAATCATTATTTGAATACTCCGTAGGTTCAACCCTCACAAATGAAACTAAATCATTAGAATATTCTTCTATTAGCGTATCATCCAGATTATCGTGAAACACCACTGCCTTTAATCCATTCGACAAAACCGAATCATACCATTTTTTTATATAATTTATATCAGACTTCGCGACCCTACCATCCGAACCCCTCCCCACTACGGCTGAATCCCCAGGGTCATTAGGGTGAGGTTTGACTGAAAAATAAGACGTCAAAATTAAACTTTCTTTTTTACTTGACATTCATGAAATATATGTTATAATGCTTTAAAACCTTTGGTTTTTAAGCTTTTCTCATGTTAACCTTATTATTCTTACGTAGACCTAACTTGTTACGTAGACCTTTTCTTACGGAGACCTCATATCTTACGGAGACCCTATTTTTAGGAAAAAAATAAAAAATCTTTTTACTTGACATTATTTATGATAATATGGTATAATTAGTACTTTTCCAATTACATATGAAAATAAACTCCTTATCCGACAATGAGCTGGTTTGCAATCTGCAAGGCGGCATAGACCCAGAAGAAAGCTTAGGGGAACTAGTACAGCGCCATAGTGGAATTTTTATAACTATGGTGAATAATTACTCTCCCACCCACACTTCCGGGATAGTATCAAACAGAAGGGAACTACTAAAAGACAGAAACTACTACATCTATAAAGCGGCCATAAAATATGACGAAAATAGGAATACTAAATTCTCAACTCATCTCGGAAACGAAACCAGATGGTTGTGTTTGAATATTTACAATAAAAACAAAAACTCGAAAGAGGTTTACCTAGATATTTCCAACATCGCAAACAAAGAACAATCAATACCAGATGAAAACAAAGTAGACCTAGAAATATTAAGCAAGATAATGAGTATTATAAATAAAGATCCAGACAGTAGGGTTTCTAAAATATTCAAAATGAGATACATAGATGGTCAGAAAAATTCAGTAATGCCGTGGAATAAAATATGCAAACCTTTAAAACTAAGCATCCAGGGATGCATAAACATTCATGACAAAGCAATTAACAAAATCAAAAAACAACTAAAAGGAGAATTATGATAAACAAATTTATAGGAATCGGACACCTCACAAAAGATCCGGAAACAAAATCTTTCGAAAGTAGCAATACTAAATGTTCCTTCTCGCTAGCAATTAACAGCTCTAAGGACGAAGTGTTATTTATGGACACTGAATGCTGGAATAAAACAGCAGAGAACTGTAAGAAATTCATCTCAAAGGGTTCCTGCGTTTATGTCGAAGGAAAAATAAAAGTTAGCAAGTGGGAGGATAAGGCTGGCAACTCAAGGCAGAAATTTTATCTAAATGCAGATTTGGTTAGATTTTTACCGAATGGAAAGAAGGAGTCCCCCGGGGGCCTTGAAACTAAAGCGCCTGGACCTAGCCCCTCAGTCCAATCTATAGTTGAAGAAGAAGACATGCCATTTTGAGGAAAGAATATTATGAGCAAAATAAATTTTAGCGCACCAATAAATCCACTCAGTTTCGGTAATGTTTCAGTAAACATGCTTAGATCATTCCGTAAATTAGGTGTTGATGTTTCGTTTTTCCCGATAGGTAAATCTCTAGACTTTTCCTCTTACGATAAACTAGATAAGGAATTGAAAAACTGGATATACAAATCATCAGAAACAAGATTCGAAAACCTGTCTTCCGACACACCGTCCTTAAAAATGTGGCACCTAAACGGTTCCGAATCAGGAATAGGCAGACGCCAGCATCTCTACACTTTCTACGAGTGCGATGAACCGACTCAAACCGAGGTTGGGACATGCACGGTTCAGGAAAAAACTATATTTAGTAGCTCTCACGCTAAGAAATGCTTTAATAACAAGGGCTGCGCTAATACAGAATATGTACCTATAGGATTTGATACAGATTTTTACGAAACTAACAAGACGTACCTTCAGGGTAAAATAAATTTTGGAATAGTTGGTAAATTCGAAAAAAGAAAGCATACCGCAAGAATCATAAACCTATGGGCGCAAAGGTACGGCAATAATAATGATTACCAGTTAACCTGTTGTGTAACAAATCCGTTTTTCAAACCTGAGCAAATGAACCAAGCATTAGCGCAAGCTACAGGTGGCAAAAGGTATACCAATATAAATTTTCTTCCATACCTCAAGACCAATTCTGAAATGAACGACCTCTACAACTCTATAGATATAAACTTGAGTGGCTTGAGTGGGGCCGAAGGTTGGAATTTACCTGCTTTTAATTCTACATGCCTAGGCAAATGGAGCGTCGTCTTGAACGCAACCTCCCACAAGGATTGGGCGAATAAAGAAAACTCAATACTAGTTGAACCTGATGGGCAGGAGCCAATTTACGATGGGGCATTCTTCCAAGAGGGGCAAGAGTTCAACCAGGGCAATCTCAATACCTTCTCAGAGCAATCATTTTACAAAGCTCTAGATAAAGCAGCCAGTAGGTATGATAATAAAAATGAAAAAGGTATTGAATTAAGGCAAGTATTTACGTACGATAATACAGTTGAAAAAATCTTAAAAATTATAAACAAATGAATATTAAAAAACAAGGTGATGGCGTACTTCTCTGCTGCGGTAAAGGAAGATGTCCTGTTTTAAAAAAGTCAAAATCGAAATCTGATCATTACAGCATTAAAGACGACTTTGGTGGAGAAGTTTCTCTCACTAAAGAACAACTTTTGGTTATACAAGAAGCGCTAGAAGCACTTCATGATAGTTGAGTTAACCTCCTGTGTTGGTTTAATGTGGATCCTGAGATACGGCTCCATATTAAATCGACCAAGAGTTTTTATTTTTAAATATTCTAATTTATTAAAAGAATTATTTAATTGTAGTTTATGTCTTGGTTTTTGGTGCGGCTTATTCATTGGTTTATTAATGTATTATTTTAAAGAAAGTAATATTTTATATTTGTTATTTCCTTTGTGCTCTAGTGCTTATTGTTGGTTCCTTGATTCCTTATTAGATTTAATACAATTAAGCTGCAATAAATTAGATAAAAAATAGTTGACAACATAGTAGGTATCTGGTATAATCTAACACTATGCCAATGTATATCTTTCAAAACCCTGAGACCGAAGAGGAAACAGAGGTGTTCTTCCACATGAATGATGAGAAGAATTATGTAGATGAGAAAGGATTAGAATGGAAAAGAATTTTTACGTCATCCCAATTAAACACAGAAGGTTCTATCGACCCCTGGGATAATGCTAGCTTTGTAAACTCTACTGCAAACATGAAGGGTAGTGTTGGTGACATGATGGATAAGAGCGCCGAACTTTCATCTATGCGCGCCGAAAAGAATGATGGCGTAGATCCACTAAAGAAAAAATACTTTGAAAACTACTCTAAGGAAAGAGGAGGAACAAAACATCATATGGAAAAAACTAAAACTTATGAAAGTAAAAACGTAAAAATAGACTTCGATTAATTATGAGCTTACAATTATATAAACCAAATAAATACAATACTGGATTTGGATTCAGTTTCTCAATGGGCGTGGACAAAAATAGCGGTGAACCCATCCTATTTGTTTCAGCAATCATGCAGCATTCTTGGGACGACAAAGCTAGAAGAGGAACCTTTATAGCAAACAAAGAAGATCCAGAAAAAAATATAACTTTAAAATTCAATGAATTCGAATGTGGCTCAATAATTAATGCTGTCAAAAATAGATTTGCTTACGATACTTTCCACAAGTTTGACGAAAATAAAACAACGATAAAATTTACACCATGGGACAAGCAGGTGAAAGTATCCAAGTTTGACGCTTCGACAAAAACTTACAAAGAGGAAATGCAGACCTTGCCCGCTTTTGGTTTAACTATAATAAAGAATGGTGGCAGCACTTTTAAATGTTCGCTTGAACCAGGAGAAGCGGAGTGTTTGTCTAATTTTCTTCAAGTTATTTTGCAGAAGACATATGACCACAGGATAAAGAAATCAGTTGAAGCTTTCGCTAAATCAAGACAGTCTAGCAGCTCAGAAGACTGTCCCATCTAATGCAAAAAAAGAAGATACTCTTTCACAGTAATCATAGTAAGGCTTTTACTGGTTTCGGCAAAAACTGTAAAAATGTATTATCTTACCTCTATTCTACCGGTAAATATGAAATAATTGAAGCCTGCAATGGTATGGCTAAATCCCATCCTGCGCTAAGTAAGCTTCCGTGGAAGTGCTTAGGCACACTGCCTGATGACCCATCAAAGATAGAGCATTTAAAAAAAGACCCAAATTTATTTAGGGCTGCAGGTTATGGGTCCGAGTCAATAGATGACCTTATTAAAGAATTTAAACCCGACATATATGTTGGCGCAGAAGATATATGGGGGTTTAATGGCTATTGGAAGAGGGAATGGTGGAATAAGATAAATTCCATGATATGGACAACCCTGGATTCAGAGCCTATATTGCCACTTGCCATTGAGGCTGCCCCGTTAATAGACAACTTTTACGTATGGGCAAGTTTTGCAGAAAGAGAGCTCCACAAACTAGGTCACACTCATGTTAAAACACTAAGAGGTAGCGTTGAAACTTCGAGCTTCTTTAAGATTCCTGTCGAAGATAGGCATGAGCTAAGGAAGAAGTTCTTGATTGACTCTAATTGCTTCCTAATAGGTTTTGTTTTCAGAAATCAACTCAGGAAAAGTGTTCCCAATCTACTCGATGGTTTTGCCGACTTTTTAAGCAAAAATCCAGAATCTAATGCCAAGTTATTGTTGCATACCCATTGGGGGGAAGGATGGGATATAGTGAGATTAATTAAAGAAAAAAACATAGAAAACTCAAGGATTATCACTACGTATTTTTGCAAAAAATGTAAACAGTACGAAATAAAACCATTTCAAGGCCAAGAACAAGATTGCAAATACTGTGGCGCAAAAAAAAGCCAAAACACCACAAATGTTCAGTCGGGAGTCTCAGAGAGCCAACTTAATGAAATATATAATTTGATGGATGTGTACTGTCACCCTTTTACTTCTGGCGGACAAGAGATACCAATACAGGAAGCCAAACTCACAGAGCTAATAACGCTGGTTACCAGTTACAGCTGCGGAGAAGACACCTGCACAAGAGAGACCGGCTCCTTCCCACTAGACTGGGCCGAGTACCGCGAACCTGGCACTCAATTCATAAAGGCAAGCACCTATCCATCTAGTATATCCAAGCAGCTTTCAAAAGTTTTCAAAATGAAAAGTAGCAAAAGGTCATCTATTGGAAAAATTGGTAGAAAGTTTGTTATTGATGAGTTTTCATCTGAGGTTATCGGCGCCAAACTTGAATTCATTTTTGACTCAATGCCTGATTGCGATTGGGATTTTGATTTTACACAAAAACCCAAGAATCCAAATTATATTCCTCCCGAAATAGAATCTGATTCAGAATGGTTGAAGGATATTTATAGTAATATATTGCTTGTTGACGTTGAACCCAAAACTGACAATGGCCACAAATATTGGATGCAAGAAATATCTAAAGGTAAAACCAGAGAAGAAATATTAGCCTACTTCAAGCAGGTTGCTGAAAAAGAAAACTCTTCAGGAAAAAACAAAATAGATTTTGAAGATCTACTCGGGGATGAAGGCGCAGATAATAGGCTGGCGATAGTTATACCGGGCGAAGAGTCAGATGTTTTAATGATAAACAGTTTACTTGGCGGAGTGAATAAACTATACCCAAAACACAACATTTACATAATAACGAATCCTGAATTCAACGACCTTATTGAAGATAACCCGCATGTATTTAAAATAATACCATACAAGAAAGAAGTCGATAGTTTACTTTTTTTAGAGGGAGCCGGCTCTCACCAAGGTTATTTCGATTTAGCCTTCGTGCCGCACATAGGCACCCAGAAAATGTTTAATTTCCAGCATAACGGTAAAGATAAAAGCCAACTAGAATTAAGGAGCGAATTATGAGTCATATCGCCGAAGAGTACGCAAAATGCTTAGGTGTTAAAATAGGTAGACCTGAAATCTCAGAACATTTTTACCCCACTCCTTCAGGTAAATACATAACGATCCATAGCCCTAAAGGTATACAGTCAAGGGAGTATTCTTTTTGGGATAATGTAGTTTCACTAATTAAACCTATCGCCAAAGATTACAATATCATACAGATAGGTTCCAAAGAAGATAAACCATGCAAAAATACCGACTACAATTTATGCGGTTTAACATCCTTAAAGAATATAAATTACATAATAAAAAATTCTTCACTACATATTTGTGTTAACAGTTTTTCCCTCCATATTGCGTCCCACTTCGATATCCCTACGTTATCTTTATTTTCGGATATGCTTCCTGAGCAGTCAGGAGCTATTTGGAATAAAAAATCAGAATGTTTATTCATTAAACCGAACCTTCAGGGCTCCAAACCTAGCTACTCCAGGCAAGAGTCTAAAAAAACAATAGACACGATAAAACCTGAGGAAATTGCTATCAAGGCACTGTCTTTATTAAACATAGAAAACGACTTAGAAAGTTACGAAACTTTAAATATAGGTAAGTTCTATGAAAATTCAGTGCTTGAGGCTATACCCAACCACCCAGCGCCAGAAGGATTTTTACCTAGTTCCGTTGTAAACCTAAGGTGTGATTATGGCTTAGAACAGGAAAGCTTTATGAGTTGGATGAGATTTAAAGTAAACTTAATGTCTTCCAAAAGGATCAACTTAAATTTAATTAATCAGCTAAAACAAAATATAGTTGCCATGACTTTATTTCTAGAAGATGGAGATTTCAATGAAGAATACTTTAGTCAGTTAGGGTCTATGGGGGTCAAGTATTCGCTGATCTGTAGGGATAAACAAAAACTATCATCCATTCGTTTTAAATTCTTTGACTTTAATATCGAAGAATATAAAGTAATACATAAAAAAGATCTTGACTTTGGCAAAAAAGTATGTGATAATACATTTTATCATAGCAATAAAATACTCATATCAAATGGTAAAGAATATTCCTGCAAAGCAGCATGCGACTCAGGGATTGAAAGAACCGAAGAAGGTCAAAAAATTATCGACAACGATATTTTTTGGGAAGAAATAGAACATACAAATATATACAATTATGCCAAGAACAAAAAAAAGCGAAACAACAGCGGATAACTCTACCACTATTTCAGATGTCAAAATAGACAATAACTCAGGCCCATCTCTTTTCAACAGGGACGAAAACGGGCTTTTAAGGAATATTCAGTACGTCTTCAATGAAGATGGCTCCGTAAACTGGAGAGCTATGATAAAAGAAGAGCATCTATTCCCAAATAAACTTTGGTTTCAAGCAAGAAATAAAGACATGCCTAGATCGATAGAAGGCTTAAAAGACAACCAACTATTAATCAAGCTTAGTGGAATCAAAGAACTCGCCAGACTAAGAGGATTTTCTAGCGTCTCATACACCATGGATAAATGTGAAGATGAGCATGTAGCTGTGACTTGTAAAACTAACTTTATCCCGAACTACGAAACCGCAGGAAGCTCAGTATCATTCGAGGATATGGCTAATGCGAGCATAAAAAATACCAGCAGTTTTGCTACAAAATTCCTAGAGACTATAGCTTGTAACAGATCGTTTGTTCGTTGCGTTAGAAATTTCCTAAACGTACATATTGTAGGAGATGATGAAATGGATAAGTCTGCCCCGGGGTCCGCTTCAGCTTCCGAAACCTCTAAGAAGAGCGACCCATTTAGCCCTACCACCACCCTTAAAAATCGCGCAAAAAGCGTTTTATCTGTAGATTCTTTTGAGGATTTTAAACTTTTTATCAAAAAAATGTGGCAGGAGAAAAAAGAAGGGGTTTATCAGAATCCAAATGTAGAAACATGGAAAGACTGGGATAATATCTCTGTTAAAGATGCTAAAATACTAATAAGCTTAATTAGCTGATATACTTAGAGTATAACCATACCTGGTTGGCGCATTCGTTAACACGAAATTAACTGAATTTTTAGTTGGCTTCCCAACTATCATAGCCCCCAAGTATTCTGGCGCAATACTATCTCCGGTATATTGAAGCCCGAATGTTATAACTGGAGTTTTACTTTGCTGTTTAGGGTATTCAACCTCAATACAATTAGTATTTAAATCTTTCATTTTATCTAGGCTATATTCAAAAGATTGAGTGTCAGTAGTGAATTTAATTGGGCCCAATACGCCCACAGCGTCTGTAAGACTCCCTGACCCAATAGTATCGAAGGGCAATAACTTAAATCCGCTAGGACCTACGCCTAAGGATGAATCCAAATACGATATAGTTGACTGTATAGAAATTGAATCTTCTTCCAACGTAAATTCTTTGTATAAATTACTGTCTGAAATTTGAAAAAATTCGTTTTGGCCAGTGTAAAGGTTTATTTTAACTACATTGTAATTAGTTGATTGGCCATAATCATAGCCCGATTGATAGTAATTGTCTACAAAGTCATATTCAAAAAATATACCGGAAGATGAAGTTGTTCCAGTTAAATTATTAATACTAATTGGCTTGGCTTGAACAAGGTGGCCTGTTGAGTATATGCTCTCCCCACTTTTATATTTTACGTCAAAAGATACGTTTATTTCTCTCGTCTTTTCGTAACCACTTCCTGCATATTTATATATCTCAGTTCCACTAGAATTAATCCAAGACCAATGTTCTCCAATATCATTAACCACTAAGCTCGACTCTTCCGTAACTCCGCTTGAATTAATAAAGTCGACATCTCTACTTTGCTCCTGTGTTATATCTATTCCATCAAAAAAAGATTGATTAATGAAGTCTTCGGAAAAAATCTTAGTAATTAATGCGGCCTGATTTCTTTTTAATCCAACCCACCCCGGCCCCTTGTCCATATTATAGACTTTATTTAGTTGAGACTTATTTACTATTACCGCAGGCATTCTTCCTACTGAATTTAAATAAGAAGCTGATTGTTCATAGGTTTTTTGGAAGTTTATGCCACTATGATATTTAATATCGTAACTATTTGGGTTGTTTTTTGGCATAGAATATATACCTCCCACTTCCAGGCTTGACCCAGATTTAATATCTAAATAGCTTGCGCATTTAAAAGTTTTATCAACTGAATCATAATAACCATAATTATATATTCCTCCAGAAGCAAATGACCCATCAATACCCGTAGTCACATAACCTGTATATTTAGGGCATCCTTCTCCCCAATATCCGCCCGCGCCACTACCGAAAGTGCCTGACCCTGTAAATCCATCACCTGTTGAAAATAAATATTCAGTTATTTCTCCAGTATTAAACCCTGACTGAACGGACAAAGAATTATCGTAAATATACTGAGTTCCAGTATTATAGCTCCCGTAATCAGTATTAAAAAGTTCACCACTATCAAAAAATATAGGATGATCGTAACCCGACACAGACCCACTTGTTTGACCTGTCCCAGTAACTCCATAACAACTAGTCATTAGGCCACTTCCAGTGTTATAATTTATACTGAATTGATTATAATATGCATCTCCACCAGAAATTCTATTACCGCTTAAATTTTCAATTTTAGGGATATATTCTATCACTAAGGGTTGCGATGGACCACCGATATACCCGGAAAAATTCAAACCAGTAAAATACTCCTGAGGTTTAAATACTCCAGAAACATCCCCGCTTGAGTAAATATCAAATGGCAAAATCATTATGTAGTTTTCAGTTTTTGGAATTAATTCCACTTCTGCGTAACCATTTGATCCTGTAGCGCAGGACAACTTATCCTGATAGCCGGGAAATGACCCCTGGTTTAATCCAGTAAAATGATAAAGGTTGGCGTATTGAAAATCATTGGAAATATCCTGTCCGCCCTCTCCAGTCAAGCCACTATATTTGCAATAAAAAAAGCCTTGATCAATACCCGTTTCCAATATAGAAAATTCCGGTTTATGGTTCTGTGTCGTTAAAAGCCCCTTGCTTGAGTTTCCAGTGAAATCAGTTAAAGTCACCTCTACAGAATAATTCCTATTATAATTATCTCCTGTTATTTGGTAACTCAAAAAGTTTTCCGTTATTCCTGATTGCGAATAAATTTTAACCCCATTATCCATGGCGTTTTGCCCAGTTAAACTTCCATAATTCTCATATATATCTATATTAAATCCACTTATATAAACATTATTTTGGATACTTAAGGAGTCTTTATATACGTAATCATCTCTTGGATCTATAACCTCCCACTTTAGATTTAAATACGAGTTTTGGAACCCTTGGTTATAATTAGATCTAGATGTTGATTCATCTTTAAGATCATTTACGGTTTGAGGTAAAATGGAACTTTCCAAATATATATTGGACACCCTAAATGTCTTTCCGTACTTCAAGTAAGGATCAGCTAAAGGTATTTTTACTTGACTGGAATTAGAAAAAGACATTATCTTGCAACTGAATACACTCTTGCGTAATAGTTTCCGTTTTCAATTATTTTTTCACTTCTATAATCGTGAGACATTATTTCTAATTCCAGGTTTGCTTGTATTTCAAAAGTTGACAAAAGCAAGTCTTCACTAAAAAACTGCACTCTATAGCTTGCCGCTCCCTCTACTCTCTCCCATGAGGCTTTTATTCCGTAAGGTATTTTATCGACTATATCTTCAAATAAAATTTCCACAGTAACCCCCGAAGGAGCATCTAAGCTATTTTCTGTAAATATAACCGGTGAGTTGGGTTTTTTTACTGATAGACTCTTTTCTATATTATCAAATTTGTCCTCATTATATTCAACTCCTTGTATTTTGTATACCCCATTTGAGGACTCAGTAATATTAACTATTTTATACCTTCCCGGTTCAGCTAAATTAACGGAATCCTCAATTGAAAAAGTTAGCCCCTTGGAGTCTTTTATTTTAAACAATGAATCATCTAGTTTGCGCTCAAATATATACCCTATCTTGTCTTTCTTTTTTAATGTGACCCAATCACCATTAACGTCGTGATCATGAGACCCACTTACTGCTATAAAATCACCAAACCCTTCAGGTGGATCTGTTTTAATTTCATACTCATCACAATCCGTAACAAGTATTTCTTTGTTGTTGTGAGTTTCTATAGAGTCTCCTATTTTAGGGAACCCCTCTGCCCAGCTGTAAAATGGAATCTCACCATTGTTACTGGACCCGCAATCATCTTCTGGGTTAAGCCACACAAACCTAGAAGGCTGGGGCGACTCTAAATAATATCCAGCCAGCCAACCTGTCTGACCCGAACCTATAACCGACTGCACCATTAATTGATCTGTTTCATTATTTATGGTTGCCAATGAGCCGCCTCTATCTTCTGCATCTTCCGCCGCCTCCTCAAACGTATACTCCCCGGTTATGAAGGAGTAAGGGTTGTCAATAATAGTCATTTCTTGGTTATTTGCGTACAAATCTATAACTTGAAAATTATTAATTTGAGGCAGCCTCATGTTATCTATATCTTGTTCTTGAACAACCGCTTTTTCATCAAGTGTTTCTATTGTTTGATTGCCGGATAGAGTATATATGCTTATGCTTTTCCATGTGTTCTTGTCGTTCTCATCTATCAATGAATTTATTGGATAATCTACAGATATTTTAACGCTCTTTGCATCAGGCTCCGCCCATACATCGATAATTTTCCCAGCAAACCTGCCCACCGTTCTCTTATTGTCCATTACATCAATAATATCTCCGGGCTTCAAATAAGACCCAATAGCACTAGTCTCAAACGATACTATTTCTGACTCCATGTTTGCTGTCTTAACTATAAAATCTGCAGCTCTTTTAGCTTGGGATTGTGAGGTTATTCCAAATCCATCTATGGTTTGCTCTATCATGTTATTTTCCTGTATGGATTTTCTATCCTCAGAGTATTCCATTTTAGGCTTAAACATATTAAACTTATCTAAGTATTTTATTTTGCACGAATTAGTTCTACTTGTTTTTGGCGTACTAGAATAAGAAAAACCCTCCTTTGAAGTATTATTATTAGCAAAAAGCATTACAGATTCTTTCTTCTCGTCTTGGAAAAAATTTATTGCTCCACCAGACCAATATGCGTACGCCCTAAAGATAGAGGCGAACTCATTTATTAGGTTAAACGCATTTTCGGAACTCATCATGAATGCATTTAGCGTGTACCTTGGCTCCACAAGAGGGTAATCTATCTCAACTGCGCACCGACCTAAATCAATAACGGGATTCCTTTCCAAGAAAATAACTTTATTAGTTGATTGAGTGTTTACTATTTTTATTGATTCACATTTTCCACTATCATAATAAATTGCTAATTTTTTATCTATATGAGAAAATTCCTTGGAGAATAAATCTGCGCCATAATTTTCATTTATCTTTATTTTCCCATTTCCAACTAATTCAAACTCTCTTTTTTGGTACTTGGGGGAGTATCCTGTGCTAACAAATTCGTCACAGTATTTTGCAATTTTATAAAGCGTCCATCTATCTATATTTTCTGGTTTAATGCCAAATTTACCAACTCCATATCTTTTATTAGATATTAAATCATACAAGCACCAAGCTGGATTATCAGTCCAAAGTTTTGCTGGCTGAGGTACTGGATCATCCTTTGATGCCTGGCCCCTAAATTTACCATCCCAGTTTCCGTCATATTGCCTGTTTTCAGGGTCGTAATTACTTGGTACAGCTATTTTCTTTAACTTTAAATGGTAATTCCTGTTCGGTACGGACGGTAAGTCTTTTGCATTTACTCGGGTACCTATAACCACTGAATTAGGATAGCTTAATTGTGTTGGAGTAATCTCGGTTACTCCCGCAAGAGAAAACCTTTCTTTGTACCTGGCTGCAATTTCTCCTTCTTTTGCGAGGTTTCTCTCTCTATTCAGTTTATATACTTTTATGTTTCTGTTTTTTCTAGATGGATTGGGCGGTAAATAAATCTTAATGTCTTTTCGGTATGGAGAAGTAGCAACCCCATACATGAATACATCCGTTGAATAAGGAACTTCCCCCTCGTTACCATATTTTATCCTAAACTTCGCTTTGTTTGGCCATATTTCTCCTGAGTTTTCTATTTTGTTGCCTATCCTCCATCGGTCCTCACTTTGTATATAAACAAATAAACCCAATAAACCAGCTGAAATAGATCCGTCCACCGCTGCGTCTTTTACTTTTGCCGCCCCTCTTTCGGAAAACTTCTTAGAGGATGCGATAGCGGGTACCGGTTGTGCGCTTGCTTCAAGTGCAGACATAGAAAACAAATCAGAAGCTTCTTTTACTCCGAAAGCTGATTTTGTGCCGTAGTACCCGCTTGTTAGAAGTATCAACCACTCCCATAACTCTCCTATTTCATAACTAACCTCAATATTATCTCCTTCGTAATGATATGCTAATTCATCCACTTGCAGTGTAACAAGCACTTCTTCCACTAACGAGTTTATTACCTCGTGCCCAACATAATACTCCTCTTCTGATAGTTTAATAGACTGCTGATCAGCAGATCCTACCAATAAAAATATCAAATTACTCAGATCCAACCGATCTTTTCCTTTTTCTCCAGGGCCTCCCTCTCCATTTTTTACGTCTTTCACTCCGTTGATTTCTATAGGCTGCCAAAGATTAGGATTATTTTCTGGGTTTATATCTATTTCGGAAAACCAGTTTTTATTTTTAATATCTTGGTCTTCTGTATTTTTTAAAATATAAAAAATATCAGTTGATACCGTGCTTCCATTCTCGTCTTTTGCAGTCAGCAATTCTGTAAAATCTTCAAAAGAATCACCTTGATTGTAATCTCCCGTTATTTTATACAAAATCGATTTACTTTCCAAAACGCTGCCCACCTTATTTACATATTGATTGCTTTGATTAAAGCTCCCTAAAATATCTCCAGCGTCTTGCCCCATCTCATAAAAACCAACCCCTCCATTATGCCTAGTGTACCTAACTTTATCTCCTTGTTGGTAAAATTTTTGATCATTAATCTTTATGTCTTTAAAGGAAAATTCTTGGTAATCATTTATACTCTTAGTGGTTGTATAGAATTTTGCATTATTTTCATCTCCTTGATATGTTACGCTTGCTTCTTGGTCCTTATAAGTATAGTTTTCGTATCTATTGAACTTCTCATTTAAGCTCAAACCAATAGAGTATGAGTATTTCTCTCCTCCCTCTTCGTAAGCTATGTACTCGCCCTTCTTGTATGTTTTCTTTGTCTCAAATTCTTTTAAATTGTCTGTAGGGCCAGATATTAACGTCGTATTTAATGACCTTGGCCCATAAAGAGGAGCGTTAATATCTACAGTGTTCGCAGTAAACAAATATTGAGGCTCGAGCAGGGATTGGTCCTCACTGCCAATTATCCCCCCCTGATTTTGCGCTATATCAATGTCAAATTCGTTTACATTATACGAATCCTTATTAGTATCTGGATTAACCTCTTTTACAGAATAATCATCTAAAACAACTCCCTGCAGATAATCATCAGAAGGATTTCTTAAAAACTTAGGGTCACTTGGGTCCTCAATTTTGTCCGACTCTTTATTAAATTTTAAAGTTTCTCCGTTTTTATTACAAAAGCCGTCTATTGGCCCTTCGCAAATTAGATCTATAGTTTTGTATATTGATGATGACTCCATCTTGAACCACCCAACTCCATTATCTCTATTTGCATTTATCCACCTTTCTCCAACACTTATAGGGAAATACCCCTCTCGAGCTTTATCTTTGTACCCTATATAGGTGAGCTCTCCATCTTGCGCAAAAGCTATCGGGTAGAAAACTTTCTCCTCACCATTGGTATCTAACTGAGGAACGCTTTGCACACATGAATATGAAGTCCACCTAGCTTGGTTTCCTGGCACCTTATAAGTATGGTCTGCCTGTGATCTAGGGACCCAATTCCCGTCGTGACCCACCCCGATGTCACCGATTATACTGGAAACCCCCTTAAGGTAGTTCCATTCGTACCAGAAATACCCTGCTAACGAATTTCCTTTCCTCTCAACATTGCCTTGTCTTTCTGGGGTATTTATATATGGATTAACGTTTTCATCGATATTTGTTATTTGCTCTCTCTGAACATCTGCGTTTACAAAATCTCCATAAATCCCATCCTGCCCACCAAACTTAGTATTAGGTAGCATCTTCTTGAGAAACTGATAAGCAGGATCCGAAGATTTAAAATTACTACTTCCATCAAATAAATTCAAAACAAAAGAAGACATCAATGGTCCAGCCTCTGGATTGTAATGCTTATTGTATTTAGGTATTATACTAAAAATACCATTATCAAAACTTATAAGTTTGCCTGCCTCCACATCATAATCATAATTTACATTGCACGAAGAAATTACATTGCTACCAACCAACATCCTTCCGTATCCAACCGGGATACTGGCGCCCTGATTAAATCTATTGTCCCCTCCTTCAAAAATAAAAGACTGAGTTTGAGTGACCAGTGTTTCATCATCCCGTTCCATTGCCTCGGCCATTTTCTTAGAAACTAACATCGATGCTGCCGTTGTCGCAGCCATCATAACCAAGTTTAATGCAAAGGTTGCCGACCCTTGTGGTACAGGAAATATATGTATATTCTTCCTCGTTGGAAGACTGTAATCTTCTTGCCTTATAAATTCTCCACTAGGCAATTTTTTTATGCCATAGATTATTCCTTCTTTTTGTTTTTTATTTAGATAAATTTCTATTTCTTGTCGGTTGGCAAATAATGCTGAAATAGCCTCGCATGGAGAATCAACATCCAAGTCCCATTCTTCTCCAAACCTAGCTCCAAGCTCACCATGTAGAAATACCTTTTTCATCCTTTTACCTAGTATATTTACACTAACGAAGCATGCCTGTACACTTCTTTTATTTTTGATTGCCAACGCTCATCCAGTAATTCTCGGCGCGATAAAGTTCCACTTACTTGATGCATAAAATTATCATCACCAATATATATTCCAACATGAAACCTTTTACCTTTTTTAATTTCAAACACTATTACATCGTGTTTGTTTAATTTTTTATCTTCTATTTTAGATAAGTTTTTATTTAATATTTTTAATAATAGTTTATTTGCTTTATCGTCTTCTTCTGGAAGCCAGTAGTTTTTGTTCCATTTAGATATGTTTATATTTAATTCTTTTTTAAAATAATCTTTAAACATACAAGTACATTCAAAAAATCCTTTTATATAAGGTCTACCAGTGAGCATATTAGTATTATAACTTTCAGGATAATATAAATAAAATTTTTTAGTAATTAAACTATAAATTAAATAAGGCACACCGACTTCCTCAGACATAGCGATATCAGGTTTTGACGGTTTTTCATTAGTCTTCGGGTGCGAATGATATATTCCGATTATTCTTTTATCCATATTGTGTTTTAAGAATTTTAACGGCGATATTGTGAAATGCTCTATTGGATTAGTATGTTCATTTATTGCTGGTTCAACAGAAACAGTTAGATCCCTATTAAGCAATATGAATCCGCAAACTTCCTCTCCAGGGTTGCCTTCTGCATGTTTTATTATCTCAGTCTCAAACATCTATTTAAATTCATAAGGGTCAACCCCTGGAAATCCTCCGAATGGAAGTCCATTTTCAGATTCAGTCCAGGACCCTCCGCCATTTGGACTATTACTTACTCTTCTTCCTCCTCCTGCTCCAGTTGCTGCATCCGAAAACCTTAGCTTGCATCCGCATAAGCTTCTATCACAATCATCAAGAACCCAGTTTTCTGTATCGTAAATAGGATTAGACCTAACGGCGTCATTAAGACATACATACATATCTACAGGGTTCAAGGAAGAGTCGTGATCAAATGGTACAATTCTAACCACATCTCCCCTCAAGTATGTTCCTGTTGCGGCCCAGTCAGGGTAAACTCCTCCTTCTTCTTCTTTCTTTCCGAATTCTTTGTTTTGAAACTCCCCACTAAAGTAAACTTCTTCGCCAACCATATTTTGATTGTATCCGCTAGGAACAAATCTTTTATTTTTTTCGTCAGCAATAGGCTTGCCCTTGTACCCGCAACCTATATCTCCCCTATAGCGCCAACCGCAATTATTAGAATAAACAGTTCTAGCTGGTACGCTTGCGTTCTGTAATTCCAATAAAGAGACCAGTTCGAATTCAACTATATTATCGTCTTCTTTTGTTTTTTGGTTTACGAAGAATACGTCTTCAGCGAATGACGCTTCAGGATCAGGCTCAGCATGCGGATTAACTCCATTTGGAAAATTTATTGCATCCAAATACTTAACAAATGTTTTAATCCTAGTAACCTTATAATTAATAAAGTCATTAAAATAATTAAGCCTCAGGGAGATTACTCCTTGGTGGTTTGTGAATGTCATTTTTGGCCTAGGAAGCCTACCATCTCCATGAGTCTCAAATCCAGTAGCTTTTATTGGAAAAAAATCATACTCTTGACCATCAAAAACCAATTTCTTCTTGTACCCGTTTTCTCCTGCGTGAAAAAGATACTGTCCCTTATCGCGAAGATTTATTTTATATAGACATATAATTGCGGAAGCGTCCAATTCAAATATAGCCTTAACATTACTATCGGTATTTTTCATTATCAATAATTATTATAATTTATTCCGTTTTGATTTGTAGTTCCATCAGCATTAACAGACCCCAAGAAATTAGAGATATTTATATTATTTTCAATGTTGTAGGAATATGCAGGTTTTGGTGGTAATCCATAAACTCTACTAACCTCCTTGGTTTGCTTGATTACCGGAAGGTAAGATAACTCCGTCCTAATTTCTCTAATATTATCAGAAAAATTACTCTTCCCACCAAGCCCAATATGCCAATTCATATTATTATATTGATACCCATAACTATACTGAGCTAAATGATATATATCATCAGAAGCTCCAAAATAATAAAAACAATAAAATATATGATTTTTTAAAATTAAAGGATCCCTCGAAGATAATTCTATTTCTTCATTATCTATATACTTCCCCCAAAGATTACTTTTCATTTTTCCATTCCAGTTGTAATCTAAATACTCCCCAATTTGCTCTATGAATACTTCGTCTCTATTTTCTCCACTCTTGAATATTGAATCCGCGTTACAGTTTTTATTAATCTGAAATATACTATTCCACTCCTCAAGCATTTCGCCTTTTTTTTGAGACGAATTAGTTTTCGCCACAAACTTGTCTGGCAATATCAAGCTTCCGGTTTCATTCGAGTTGCCACTAATAAAATTTCTCTTGATATCGATATTAAAAATGCACCCTTGAAGCGACGAAGAGGTTAAAGCTATAGATCCAGTTGAGCTTATGTTATTCTCCTCGATTTCTATAAAAGGCATATTTCCTTCAGTAGAGTGTACGTTAGACACCTCAACAACCCCCTGAGGAGACCAAGGTTCATCATAATAATCTTCAAGTATTATTTTCCCAGAGTGAACGTATTCCGATTGACTTAAATCAGACTTTTTAGTTAAAGGTTTCAGGTTACCAATTGTGACATTTTCGCTACTAGATAAAGGCGATACGCTCTCTCCAGGTGCCCAGGGCATGGATTCTGGGTATCCCAGCTTATTGGTCTGCGAGGACGAAAGTTGCACAATTTGCTCGGAAACATATTTCACTCTTTCAAACTTCCATATGTAGTCAGATTTTGTTTGGTATTCAATTATTCCAGTTGTCCCGCTATTGTATATTTTAATTCTTGATTGTGATTCTGCATTCATTACCACCTGCATGCGAATGTAATCATTACTCGAATCATTATCTCCTGATGAAAAATTATATATATTCATATTATTTCTTCCATTGGGTATGCGTCAAAATTTCCGCTATCAACTATAAACATTCTTACATCTTCTGCTCCCCCTTGGACTATTTCTGCATTAAAGAAAACCGCTTGATTACTTAAGTCTCCCGCATTCTGAACGGGCTCAACCTTTACAATCATACCTGTCCAGGAATAACCATCGAGATCAACAACTCCAGTATTATTACTTTCGTATGAGACTTCCATAATTTTGTCTTGATAATTTACTTGAGTAGGGGGAAATGTAGACTGCAATAAATTACTTATATCATTATGCTGCCCAGCTTGAATTAATTGATTAACCATAGAGTTGAACACCCCAAGAGATCCGGATACGCCTAGATTACCATAAGCCTCATACCAATTCGGCTTCATATTCTCAAGCATTGATGCGTAATTTAAAGAGATGTCTCTTAGGCCGGTAAAAACATTTTCAATTGAAACTTCATCCGAAGTATTAAGCTCTATTGTTTTCTTTTTATTTAAGAAATATTGGTTTTGTATTTTTTCTATAGTTGACAAATCTGGCTCCACGAAGTTTTCATAATTATTTAAAAAATCAGTATTATTTATTGGGCACAAAAACTCTCCTTCAAGTAAAAATGATGGCTTGCAGTAGTTTGACTCTAATTCGGGATTCTCTGTTATGGACAAGTTTAATCCAGATTTCTCAAAAAATTGACTACCTTCATCCTCAGTATAAAAGACCTGCTCTCTTGGCATATAATTACTATCGCCTGATTCTTCGAACCATTGTCCAGACCCAATGTGCTCATCGTTTCGTAAGATTAAATTTTCACCAGCACCGTAGCAATCATAACTTTCCCACCACATCACTGAAACGTAATCAGGCTGCCTACAATTCATAACTTCGAAACCTGGTAGAATATTTATTTTTGCGCTAAATTTATCTCCATCTCTATTTTCTAATGTGCCTGGGTGACCATTCGTTAGCTCTGAGATCAAAGGATGAAAGAATGTGTCTATCACTATTCTCTGAAATGGCTGGAGAGTAAAAGGTAACTCCGAGGTGTTTCCTGTATTATACTCAGGATAATCAGCGTAATCGGGATACTTAAATATGGAAAACCTTTGCGGGTCTGTATTTCTAAATCCGGTTACAGTAATTGGAAGGTTACAAACATTAACTATGCTAATAAACTTCCCGCTATCTACCGTAACTCTACTTGAATCGCAGTCGAACTCGGTAGCGGGAAGACATGATCCATCATAAATTATTGTTCCGTAATTTTCCTGCAACACATACTCTTCTTGACCTTCCTGAATCATTGGGCCGCAGTCAAGTAGCGTTGTCTCACCAGTTGGAGACAAAGTTATCCCTGATTCTTGCGTTATAAAAGACATTATTCAGTTATCCTTATTGATCCATTTAGCCATCCGTCCATGTCTACGGAGATTATATCTACTTCAGATATACCAAAACCCATTAAGTAGTCGTCTAATAATGGCTTCAAAGATGCCTTATGATATAATAAAAATGGCCCAGTTTTTTGGAATAAAATATTTCCGCTAAAATTAGTGCCCGAAAACACTTCTATTGTTACATTTTGTTTTGCGCATAAACTTCGAACTTCTTGATAAAATGAATTCCTTCCTATTGCGGCGGAACTGGTAAACATTTTCCTTATATTATTTCCGTCAGTTATCGAAGACGAAGTTAGGAATGAAATTTGCGAAGGCTCCTTGTAAAGGTTATCTTTAATGTATTCTTGGCTAGAAAAAACTGGTATAAAAGATCTAGTAGTAGAATCGGCTCCAACATTTCCATCGTCAAGTACTAGTTTAACAATTTCTGCTTGTCCCTGCTCTATAGATTTACCATCGTTTGACCCGCCCAGCGGAAGGTTTGATAAATGCGCGCCATATCCGACTACTTTTTCATTTTTTTGTGGTACGGGTTCACTTAAAGCAGCCACGTTACTGGCTGGCGCGTTTATATTAAACTCATAATTCGCATACCCATCCATACCCTTAAATGTTCCATCGTCAGAATTAACAACCAATTGAATCTCTTCCGAAAAGTCGCTGAGTTTTCCAACCCTAACGCCAAAGAATAAATCTAGTTTTTCTCCAGGTTTTATTATCGGCAAATGAGAGTAGTCTCCCTGAAATTTATTGGCACGAGTAATGTTACCTATATTATAGTCAACTATTTCTAGACCAGAGTTAGCCCTAAATACCCTGACCGGCGACCCCTTGAAAGCTACCCCCGCGTTCTTAACCCCTAAACTCTGCGAAGAATTTCCTGACCAACCTCCATTTATATTAGTGGCGACACCCTCCCTGATAACTTCGTATTTAGTATTAAAGGATTCCCAGAGTATATTTGAATTGTCAGGCTCATCTGACAGTAATTGTTGATTGCTTAAATCCCCAAAATATTGACCCCCAAACCCCTTAACTATAGAATCCTTGCTTTGTGTAGATTTGGTATATTTTATATCTTTATTACTGCCGCCCTTAACTATACCTTGTTTTAATATTTCCGTTGTCCACTTGACGGGGTTATTCTGCTCACCCACATTAATTAATGTATTTAAAAGCTTAACGTCATGCGGCCCGCAATTGTATAAAACTATAGAAAATAAATTTTCATATCCAGAGTCGTTAGTTACCAATTCTACTACTTTTATTAAATCCATCATTCTGGCAACTTCCCCACCGGGATCCCCTTCTTGCGTTATAGGAAAAAAGAATTGAGGTTTTTTTTCAGGAGGATCCAGGTAAGGCTCCTGCCCATCATAATCATATACGTAATTTGTGGCATACTTTGACAATTGCCCATCGACACCAATCTGAGCAAACATAAAAACTGTCGGCAGTTCTTCTTCGTACCAAGAAGGATTTTGCCCCCCAAGGTCAGGGTTATTGTACCGTGAGCTGCCCGCATTGTTTTCTTTTGTCTTGTAGGCTTCTAATTTTTCATAAGGATTTTGAGATTGATAGCCATATTTCTTAAGAGTGGCATCATCTGGCCTTCTTTTTGCAAGTTCTCCACCTTTTCTTAATTGAGCACACATGTCAAGAGCATATTGGCTATAAAATTCATTATAGTCGTGACTTGCCCCCTTTAGGGGCATGGTGGCGTCAGCGGTTGTAAAAACTCCATCGCTTAGCATTATAACTATTCTATCTGTCACATGTTCAGCTCGCGGACTATTATAAAACTGAGCCAAGGCCTGGCTAATCGCCCTAGGTGAATCTTCCAATAGTGGGTCATTAGTATCTTTTATGTCTATACTCTTATAAGATTGCACTTTATCAAATGAGTTTGGGTAATCTGAAACATCCTGAATTACCTGCCTGGTATCTGCCATCAGTATAAAGCCAAGGTTTATTCTTTTTTCATCTATCTTTATTTTAAACCTATCTAAATTTTGTAAATTATACCCGTTATCAGAAAGTAAATCGCCAAGCTCCCTCAACGGGTCGTAAAGTTTACCTATTAAACTGTTAAGAATCTGATTCCCCGCAGGCCATGGCGGCATTGAGTCATCTCCACTTATGGAGCCATAAGATAATTCGGGTGCATCATAAACCCCCCCAAAAGACTTAGTTCCAGGCATTACGTATCCATCATGAGCTGTAATCATTTTTAAAATAACATCGATTGCCATTGTGTATTTCGATAGAGTCTCCCCCTCTACCTTGAGGTATTGATTGGTCATACTTCCAGTAGTATCGACAATAAACACTAAGTCAACCGCCTTCGACTTTCCCGACAAAGAATTGTTCGCTCCGATGTCAAATCCGATACCTTTACTGGCCTGAAGCACAGAAGAAAATGTACACAATTCGTGCTTGGTTATCGGGTTATGTATTTCCGCGCCATAGCAAGGCCTATCCTCCGCTCTTTCTCCTATTCCAAACACCGACCTCAAATCTTCTTCTATAGAGCTAGTTGACTCTATGAACGTTGCGGAAATCGTATGATTATTTTTGTAAACTACATCGTGACCCCAACTAGGGCAATAGAAGTTCGAACTTAGAGGCTTTGTTGGTGACGTTATTGGGTTAGAGTCCATCAGGTATGGTCTAGGCATATTGAATCTAAACTTCTTGTACCCAAGGTGACTTTCTAAAAATTGTAATATTTCAGCCGCTTCCTGATCGCTTCTTTTATCAAAAACCACATTAAATGTAGATAAATTTGAATTTAATTCTTTTTTATATTTCTTATTATAGTATTTTACAAAATTTGATTGTATGTTGTCTGGAGTATGCTTGATATTAAAAGCTAAACTTGGCTTTTGGTCAAAACTCCTAACTTCTAGCCATGGATACTTTGGCGTTTCATCTGGATCTTTTAGGTATATACTGCTTCTTCCTTGTACTGCAGAGATCAATAACCAAAAGTCGTCCTCAGCGTCTAATGTGAAATTTTCCATCGGGGTAAACTGGATGGTTGTTGTATCTGCGTCTATGTCTGAGTCTATTTGAAGTCTTCTGTAGTTTTTTAAATAAACTTGCCTCTTTCTAATTTCTCCGGTTGCTGGGTCTCTTACTGCTGATTTTATTTTTTCCACCCCTGCCGGCAAAGCAACTTTATTAAACGAACAATCTTCAGGGCACCCAGAGAGCTTTTTTATTGATATGTTATTGTAGAAAACAAAATTTTCTCCTCTTATTGTTATATTATTTTCGCCCGATTCTTCGAAATATTGAGCGCCGTATTCCAGTGAGGCAGTTTCACCTCTTGGGCTAATTTGATCTCCCGCCCTGACCGACCAAACTTGATCTGCTGGATTTATTGTTTCTATTTCGTCGCCCAGTATTTCTAACTGATCTGCCTCTTTTTCCTGAAACCACTGAACGGATGTTTCTTCTCCAGCAGACGAAGTAGCCCTCAAGTTAGCCACGTCTTCATATGAGCCTTCAGATAATACTGGGGAAAATATAAATTCTGTATCAGATACTTTTTCAATTATCTTGGTTTTTCTTACGTTAAATATGGAATCCGTAGGATTTTTCACATTTATATATATGCAGTCTCCTCTTTGGAAGTTTTCTGGATTAACAAATCGAACCCTTCCTCCAGATATCTCACTTGATCCAGGTTCACTATATTTAGTTATTCCCTCTACGTTGCTGGGCTCAATTTTTTTTGCGTTTTCATTTTCTGTTGAAAACGTGTTTAATTTTATAGGCTGGCCTTTTACAAAATCAGTTTTTTCATCTATGAATACTGGAATAAGAGCGTCGATTCTGCTATTATATCCAGCATGGCTCTCAACGCTTGATAGTGAGCTCTCAGTATTGCATATGAATTTTGCATTTATTTTATTATTATTCCTGTAGACTATAGAATGGTTAAAGTCAGTGCAAGTATATTTTAGATCTTCTTTATATGGGTAAGTATATTTGAAATTAAAAGACGCTATTTCGCTTGATAATAACCTATCCCCTTTATAGTCTAAACTAAAAATAGATTCATAGGAAAAAGACTTCTCTTGCAAAAAATGAACTATAGCCCTAGCTTCCTTATCCGTTCTATTATTAAAATTTAAACTAAGTTCCAAGGGTAATGAATTTATGGCCATGTTAGTTACATAGTCCTTACCTTCTCCCATTTTCAACTGATCATTAATGGCTACAAAATCAGACTTCGACCCATAAGAAGGTCTCCATAAAAAATCTTGCGTCCAGTAGCCCGAACCATTCTTAGAGTTTGGCGCATTAAAATCTTCCGACTCATGATCCCTAGTGCAATAAAAAAATCTCCCTAAATTAGAAACAAAAGGATTCTTAAAAATAAAACTGCCAGATTTATGGCCGTAAACAAAAATTTTCAAATAGCCTCCAACTGCACCCTCTGGAATAGAAGAAGAATCTATGTCAATAGCGACATTGTAATACTCTTCATTATTAAGTTCGCTGCCGGCCATTAATCTATGATTAGACCTTGAGTCCGAAACTTCTAATTCCTCCCCTGAGTCATCTTGAAATATTACAGCCACCCCGACACCTATAGAATTATTAACATCTACCAACCCCCCACTGTTTCTCGTTAAGTAAGTTTTATATTCATCTATCGTTAATGTCCCTTGATCAACTTTCCTGACCATGCAGTTTGCAGAATAACTCAAGTTTTTATCTACAAAAAAATAACTACCTATTGCTGTTTCTTCGCTTCTTGATAATTCAACTTCCCCCAATAAATCGGCAGATATTACATTTTCCTCATCAGTTAATATTGGTTCGTATTCTTCATTCGACAAAGGTTGAACCAAGTCTCCATTTTCATCTGTGCGTTGAAATCTCTCAGGTGGAAATGCTAAATTTTCAACTTGAACTATGTCATCTTTTTCATACTTTTTTTTAGTATGCCAGGCTTGCGTCGGTATATCCATTACCTATAAGATTGTTTTATTGTTGCGGTTCCCTTAAGGAATCCTCCCTCTGATACACTTAAATTATCTTCCTCCACTACACCATAATCTCTTAGTTCCTGTGATGGCAACTCTGGGTAGACTAAACTTCCAGCTAATGCAAATTTTTTAAGAAGTCCAGCATTATTATCGGTAAAATCTTTATTAAACCCTATGTCTGATAACTCAACCACGACACTTGCCCTTTGCCCCGATATCTTAAGAAATGGATCAAGTTTTTCGCCTTGAATTCTTATGGATATTTCTATTTGGTCTTTTGTTACCCTGGTTGGCACCTCCCCCTCTTCATCTATTTTTCCGCTAATAGGCACAGGTATTTCTGGACTCCTGTTCGAGGATATTGAGTACTCAAAATTTAACGGATAGTCTATTCCAATCCCAGATGCGCCTATAAGTTTTGTGTTTATAGCGTGTGGCACACTAAATTGGTTTTCCTTTAAGCATTGATAATCATTAATAATTGACTCAGATAACCCTTCCTGATATTTCATTCTGCCATATATGTCTATGCTTAAATTGGCTTCTATGATCTGAAAAGGCTCAGCTGAAAAACTCAGCTCCCTCAAGTATGCGTCTTCAAAAATATAATCCCCAAAACTCCCTGTTAACTTAGCTTCATTAACCTGAGGGTAAATAGTTGGATCCATCAATCCAGTTAAATCTGCAAACGTATTAAGATTTCCAGTATTCATATAGTAAGATATATTTAAAGAACCCTTGACAGCATTAGAGGCAGCATAATTCCTTAATACGTCAACCTCTCCATATTCTATATCTCTATCGTAGTCCAATATTGTCTCACCGGTTGACCTAACTTTAATATGATAATCTCCAGGAGATAGATCCTCAGCCAGGTAAAGGGCCTGCCCTCCAGGATAGGCTATTTTGTATCCACTAGGTATAGCTTCTACTGATTCTGGCAGTTTAACTCCGGGGCCGCTTTTTGGCCCCATCAGGAATCCAGATTCATAAGCTCCAGTAAAATGTATGTCTCCTGATTGTAGGGCAAATGACACATTGTAATCATCTAGAAATTTTTTAGCCTTTATAGGTTGACTGGCCGACAGTCCAGCGCTACGAGCAAACACCATCATCGGCTCTTGCCCTTCTGACGCCAGCAAAACTGGCACATCTTCGTATCTGTAAAAAGGCTTGCTCATCTCTTATTATAATAAGATTTATACGTTAAATTTACAGTTATCTTACCTTCAGTAGAAGCCGACATAGACTCGCCTATTAATCTTGCGCTTTTAACTATGTAATTCTGTATGGTTTCACCGAAGCAATCGTTAATCTTAATCGCTATATCCTCAATATGAGGGTTCCTTAAGTATTTCCTCATGCTTTGGTATCTATATTCATCAATATCCAAACTGAAATTTGTTGTGCTAGACATTGGCCATACAACATCTACTTGAGCTGGAACAGAAGACCCCACCGTATATATGGGGCTAAGAGGAACTTCTATACTATGACTAAAAGAAGTTACCCTATCTGTTGAGGCTCCTGCGCATTCTATTGAAATTGAACCTTGATTAGTTATTCTTATTTCCGGAAAAGGATTGGAGCCGGATGCATTATACACCCCATCATTTGATTCTTCCGTGGAAACCCTAAACCCACCTTGCTCTTGCAAGAAAAAACCGTCCTGGCTTTCGCTTTTTACGTAGTCTGGAGATCCACCTATATCCCCAAAAACCCTAATTGACGTGGAGGTTGTCGGCAATTGACCAACAGAGCACGATACCGAATGATTACTTATGTATCCCTGATCGAAGCCAAAATACTGATCTCCATGATGTATGCTACCATTAAAGGAATTATCCCCCGTAAACTGAAGAAAAAAATCCTCGCTTACTAAAATTGAATTTATTGAAAAACTACCCTCAAGAGGGGAATTTATTAAAGCCATACTTCTTGGTGGCTTTGGTCTATATTGATCAACCGCACACTCCAAGCTTTCATCAATTAAAACATGAAAACCATTTTCGTCTAAAATAAAAGATCCATCAGGCTGAAGCATTCGCGACGGATATTGATAAAAATTTTGATTAACGTGCCCCCATCCTAGAATATTTATAGGTTCTTCGTTTATGGAATAAGATCCATCAACGCTCTGCACACCATGGATTTGGGTGCCATTTATGAAGAATTTCTGCTCATAACCTAATACGGCCTGCTTCATCAACTAAGCTCTCCACCTATCCTTTTTTCATCTCTAATCACTTCGAGAACGGCGCTTTTTATTTTCATCGATAATTCTTGCTCTTTCTCGTAAGATCCTGAGGATCCGTCTGTGGAAACTTTCTCTTGGCCAGATTGATCTATCGTTACATTTACGTTTATGTTGTTGGTTGTGGCTCTTTTTTGAGTTGCATCATTGTCCTTGGTAGCTGGCGATCCTTGGAAAGATGTCTGGTTGAGCATTTGAGCTGGATCACTTGCGCTCAACCTGTTAACCGGACCTGATCCTTTTGCCGGCACAGAAGGGGCGGACCTTACCGGAGAATTTGAAACCATGCCTCCATCGTAATATCCGGATTCACCCCGCTTGAATCCATCAGGGTTTTGTAGGGCGAATTTCATCATTGCTGGATTCTCCCTAAGCAATTTGTCTGTGGAGCTTTTCTTTATTATAAAATCCCCTTCTGTTAGTCCTACTGGGCCTACATTATCTATTCCTCCTGGACCTTGAATAATTGGCATTTCGCCAGTTTTATTCATTCTGTCCAAATTATCGTAACCGATTCTGTTAGCTAAACCCGATGGAATAAAACCTTCTCCCGCTGTAAGCATTGCTGGTATCGAGCCGCCAGACTTCCTGCCTAATAAACTATTTTTATCCCTATGGCTCAAAGTTTTTGATGCATCGAACTTCCAGGTCCCTTCCCTGGACATAGTGTAAGCTTGATTATCATTAGATATTAAATACCCAGTAGACTCAGCGCCTTTAAGGTCATTGTAATCCATATCGATATTCTGCTTCCTTGCTTGCTTGAATGCTTCAGAATGCTTGCCTAGACCTGAATGACCCATAGCAGTATTCTGTATCGATTTTAATATGTAAGGCGATGCGGCTGCAACTAAACCAGAAGCGGCTGTAGCGCCCACCATTTGAACTATAGACCCTATTTTTTGCTGCTTCTTCTTAAACTTCTCATTGGTTTTCTGTGTTTCGTAGGCAGCCTTCTCTAGCAAGAAATCTTTATACTCTTGCATTACAGGGTCTCTTGCTAAAAATCTAGAACTCAATCTTGGATCTCCTCTTGAAATATTTACGTCTGATCTTAAGTCTAAATTTTTGAATTTATTTTTATCAAAGGTTGGAGGAGAAGATGAATCTTCGTTCTGCATAGATTTAGCTACAAATTTAGCCACTTCATTCATTACCACCATTTGTGTTATGCCTTCTGTGCCCGCCCTAACTCGACTCTTTTGCCGTGCGCCTTTTTGGCCGGTTCCATTATCGAATTTTTGAGCTTCTTCTTTTGGTACCACGTATTCTCCGGCGGTCAACATCGCGGGCACTTTATCCACTCCAGCTGGCCCAGTAACAAACCCGCCCTTTGCAAATTCTTGCACTGGCATAAGATTATTACCAGCATTCAAAGCTAAAGTATTTGCATTGATGGCTGCCACTAAGGTCGTATTTGAATTCAGTAGCGCCGCATTGGAAAGGTTTAACGCCTGATTGGAACTGTTTAACGCCTGATTGGAACTGCTTAACGCCTGATTGGAACCGTTTAATGTCTCATTCGAGCCCTTTAGCATAACATTAGACTCTTTCAACAACATATTAGAATCCTTTAGTAAATCCTGACCGGTAAATGCAAAACTTAAATTAGACATAATCTTATCGATATTATGCTCCATTATTCTATCAAGAAGGGATTCCGCTAAACCTAACCCAAAATCGCTCCAAGCCTCAGACGCACTTTTAGCCCCAGACCCTATAGACTTAAATAAATCCTTTAAACCTGACCTTGCATTATCAAAACCAATATTAACTAAGTCTGCACCCAGGTTGGCCGCATTGACGCTCATCTCAGCCATTTTTTCTCTAAGTGCATCTGCTGCTCGTGTTCCATTCTGGAACTCCAAATTAACTGCGGTCATTGCTTCAGCTAATGCTTTTGCATCTTCCGGCGAGCCTGTTTGTTGAAATTTTTCTTCAGCAAACTGCAGGTTACCTTTAGCCGAAATTTTACTCTCCGCAATCTGCCCAGCAACAAGTTGTGTAATTTTCCCCTGCTCTGCTAATTGTTTTATTTTTTCTTGATTTATTAAATTAGTAGTATTTAAATTTAATATTTCTGCATTTGTTTGTCTGGTAACTAAGTCTATTCTATTTTTTTCTATATTATAGAAATCATTTTTTATTTGGGCATCTCTTTCGG